TTAAAAAGAGATGTATTGATGTTTGCTAAAAACTATCCTTCAGATTTTATGGATGTAATATCTGACCCTGAATTAAAGATGACGGCAACTATTCAAAAGTTTTTTGGTGAAGGATTACTTACATTCAGAAAGAGTGGTAAGGAAGTATGGTTTAACACCAAAGCTAATAAGACTAAGTTAATGAACATTCCATTTGGTAAAGATGGTATGGACTTAGTAGTTTCTTATATGAAGAGTGATGAAGGGATAGAGCACTTAAAGTACCTAGAAGGCTTAATATAAATTTTGTATCTTTATAAAGTTAGTCGCTAATGAATTCATTAGTGTTTTTTATTAATATTTTTAAATATACTTTTATGAACAAGTATTTAAGTTTTAAGGTTGATTTATTAGAGCCAGTTATGGTAGCTATTAATGGAGGTTTGACTGTAGGAGCAATTGCTGGTGCTGGTACCTCAATTAAATTACATTCAGCAGATGCATTAATTGAGTACACAATTGTAGGAACAGGTCTTACTCTTGCTACGGAAAAAGCAATTAATGCAGCTTTAGTATTAGCTGCACAAACTAGTTGGACAAAAGTAGTTCATCCAGTTGAGCTTCCTGCAGGGGAAGCAGTAACGGATATTACAGTAGCTGCACTTTCTTAAGGTTAGTAAATCTTTTAGATTATTTAAGAGACCTCTTCAAAAAATGAAGGGGTCTTTTTTTTTATTTATCTTTGTATAAAAGGTATAAGATGATAAATTCAGTACGACAAACAGTGATGTCTGTTTTGAACAAAAATAATTACGGATATATCTCTCCATCAGATTTTAACTTATATGCTAAACAAGCACAGTTAGATATTTTTGAAGATTATTTTTATCAATACAACAATCAAATAAATAAAGAAAATGGTGTAGGTGGTAGAACTATTACTCGTAGTTCAGGTACTGGGTATGCTGACATTACAAAGGGACTAGAAGAGGTGATAGATTCATTCTCTGCGACTAAGCCATTATTAGGTGCTTCAGACCCTATTAGTGTAAGTAATTACTTCCTACCATCTATTGCTACAACAAATGATGACTACTACCTTATCAATAAGGTTTACATATATAGTAAAACATTAGCCTCTGGTATTAATACATTCTTTAATTCTACAGGTAATTTGTTAATAGACAGTACAGCTACATTTCAAACAGCAGGAGTAAAGGCAGGAGACATAGTATCTACCATTACAGGTGGTATAACGTATAACGTACAGGTTATCTCAGTAGATAATGAGCAACAGCTTACAGTGGCATTACCTACAGGAGTTGTTTTGTTTCAAGAAGATGATAAAAAATATAATGTCTATAGTGCTGATAGTGTAAAAGAAACTGAGAAGGTTAATAACGGCAAGATAACAATGTTAAACAACTCTATGCTTACTAAACCAACTCTTACATATCCTGCGTATACACAAGAAGGGTTAGCGATAGTTGGATATCCAAACACTATAATAGGAATAGGACAGTTAGTGGCACAGTATATTAGATTCCCATATGTCCCTAAATGGACGTATGTTGACCTTACTGGGGGTGAGCCTTCATTTGATCAGTCAGCAAGTGACTATCAAGACTTTGAGCTACCTAATGATGACGAGGTAAACTTAGTAAATAAGATACTACAATACGCTGGTATGTCAATAAGAGAGGTAGCTGCTGCTCAGTTTGGGCAAGCACAGGAAGTAATGAATAATAACGAAGAACAATAATTATGGCATATATATCAGAATATCAGTATTATACAAACGGAATTGGAAATCCAGTTGACGTTGAAAATCAAGTAAACTGGGGTTCTTATCAGTATGTATCTCTAGAAGATATTGTTAACAATTTTATGTTAATGTATACAGGTAACCACAGTTTGATAAACAACGAGCCAAGGTATAAGGTTTTGTTTCACGCAAAAAGAGCAATACAAGAACTTAACTACGATGCGTTTAAAGAAATAAAAATATTAGAGCTAGAGGTATGTGACACATTAAGATATGTACTACCGTCTGACTATGTGAACTGGGTAAGAATTTCATTGTATAGAGATGGGTTACTTATGCCACTTACTGAAAACATTCAGACTAACTGGTCATCTGCTTACTGTCAAGACAATAACTGTGACATAATGTTTGACGATGATGGTAATGCAGTAAGTCCCGCTAACTCTATGATAGATTTCGACAGGCTTAAAGGAACAAAGCAGAGTATATATCTAAACCAAAACTCTAAGTACTATGGAAAGTCAGGATGGAATGTAGACGGTCAGTGGTACTTTGGATACGGTATAGGAGCAAAATTTGGTTTGAATACAGAGACAGCCAATGCAAATCCTACATTTAAAATTGATCCAAAGAAAGGAGTTATTAACTTTAGCTCAGGTATGTCAGATGAGATATGTATTGTAGAGTATGTATCCGATGGTATGGAGAACGGTAACGATAGCTTAGTAACTGTAAATAAATTATTTGAAGAGTTTATTTATGCTTACATTGAATTCGCTGTCTTAAGTTCTAAGGTAGGAGTACAAGAATACATTATAGCTAGAGCAAGAAAAAGAAAGTCTGCTTTATTAAGAAATGCAAAGATTAGAATTAGCAACATTCACCCTGGAAGATTATTACAGAATCTAAGAGGTAGAGATAAATGGTTGAAATAGTATGGGAAAACTATCAAGGAATTTTACTGCAGGAAAGATGAATAAGATGGTCGATGACCGTCTTATCCCTAACGGAGAATACATAGATGCATTAAACGTGCGTATGGGTTCAACTGAGAATGCTGAGATTGGTGTAATTGAAAACGCTAAGGGTAATGAAAGACTTACCACACTACAGTATAACGGACAAGTGTTATCAGAAAACGCTAGATGTATTGGTGCTTTTGAGGATAGTGCAAACGAAACATTATATTGGTTTATTCACGACTCATCATTTACTGTTGGAGCTACAGGTAAGTTAGACTTGATAGTATCATATAATACCGTTAGCAGAACAATAACCTATCACGTTATTAGTATAAACGATGGAGGTGGTTTAAATACTACGCTTAACTTTGATGCTAACTATTTAATAACTGGAGTTAATTTAGTAGAGAATCTTTTATTTTTTACAGATAATATAAATCCTCCAAGAAAGATAAATATAACTAAGAATTATAATCCAACTGTTTTAGTAGATGATTTTGTTGATGAAGAGTTATTGGTAATTAAGAAACCACCTGTAGATGCTCCAGAAATAACCTTTACTAATACATCAGAGGAGGTTACCTATCTAGAAGAAAGGTTTCTTTGTTTTGCATATAGATACAGATACGAGGATAACGAATACTCTGCTACCTCCGAGTGGACAGATGTGGCATTTGACCCAAAAGATTTTAGAGTTTCGTATGAGACCTTCTTAAACGAGGGGCTTGTAAATGAATACAACGCTGTAACCATTAGCTACAATACTGGTGGTCCATTAGTAAAAGGAATAGACCTATTGTTTAAGAATGCAGACGATTCAATTATAAAGGTAATAGATAAGATAGACAAATCTAACATATCTGATAACGAGTCAAGAGAGTATACATTTACAGAGAGTAGTATATTTACTATACTTCCAGAGTCAGAGATTCTAAGATTATTTGATAATGTACCTAGACTTGCAAAAGCTCAGACCCTTATGGGTAACAGGCTTATGTATGGTAACTACGTAGAAGGATATGATCTATTAACTAATGATGATGAGAAGATAAGTATTGATTACTTTACTCAAAAAGTAAGCACTCCATTTGGTTCTGAAAATATAGATGCAACTTTAGCTGACTCTAGTTACGCTTTTGGAGGTACTAGGACTGTTGATGATAGTCTTATATCTTTTGATTTTAGCGATCAAGCTTTAAAAAAAGATAAGGTATTAACTTTTACATTTAACTTTTTACATCAAGGCTGGATAACGGCAGGTGGAGCTGGTGCTAGTATATCCACAAATACACCTAAATCATTTCCATTTATATTTACCTTGCCAAGAGATTTTAGTAACATAGTTGCTTTAGTTAGTAGCACAGAGTTTATAGATGAGATAGGTAGAGTTAATACAATCCAACCAATAATAGCTAACGCATCAAGTGGTGGTACATTAACGGATAAATATAATGCTTTATGGGATAATCCTATTACATCTGACGGTAATACATATGACTTAACTGGAAGTGCAATATCAGTAATAACATCACTTCCGGGTTCAGATGTAGTTGCACCAATAGAGGTAACAACAACCGGTTATAATACTGTAAACTTTAGGTTTAATTCACTGCGTTATGAAAGAACTAGTAATAGTGATTTATTTTATGAAGACTTTAGCTGTACATCAGCACAAGTTTCAATAGCAGAAACATCTAGTGGAAAAAGTTTACATAGTAATAGAAGTTATGAAATAGGAATGGCTTACTTAGATGAGTATGGTAGAAGCACTCCTCCACAGGTTAGTACAAATAATACTGAGTTTATTGGATGTGACAAATCATCTACTGCAAACTCTATAAATGTATATATTCCTACTACGCAGAAAGCACCGTATTGGGCAAGTAGATATAAGTTTTTTATTAAACCTGATACAGAGACATACGAAACTATATTTACAAACATATGGTTTGTTGACCCTAATAACGCTGACAATGTTTACTTCTTATTAAGAGGAGAAAATGCTCAAAAAATTACAGAGGGTCAAAGATTAATTGTAAAAGCAGATACTTCTGGAGCTACAAACTCTTGTGTATATGTTACAGTATTAGAAAAGAAAGCTCAAGAAGCAGATTTTATTGAGCCAATAGACCCAACTACTAGTGATATAATACCTGTTCCTTCAGGGGTTTATATGTTATTAAGTCCAAATGAATTTTCAACTGCACAAGAACAAAACGCTGTTGTAGATGACTCTTCTAGAGTAACAACTGCTGAAGGTAATGAGTTTCCTACTATTGGAATAAAAACAGTAGTTAGAAATTCAGATGGAAATTTTAATCCATATACAATACCTGAAGGTTCTCAAATTATTTTTGATATTAAGTTTGATAGACCAGGTAAAGGAAATTGTACAACAAGAACATATGAACTAAAAAGAACTTATGTTTCTACTGAAGAGTATACTAGCTTTGAAGATTGGTTTAGAGGAGATAATATAGCAACTACTTTAAATTCAGGAACTCAATATGTTAGTGGTACTAACCCTATTCCTATAAAAAATGAATTTATTAGTACTAATAATGCACCAGGTGCTATTCCACTTACTGATGAAGAAAATGAATTTATAAATTATTTTCAATTCAGTAATCCTATTGGAACTGATTTAGCTTTACCACAATATTTATCAATTACAGGAACTGAGTCTTGTCCTGGTGCAAAATTTAATGTAGATAAAAGATCTAGTATAAACGCTAGAATAACGGTTATAAGATCAGATGAGGTTTTAGTATTTGAGTCTA